ACGGCATCTTGCGTTCTTTTCGCAGTTCCTCAGCCGTCTTTGCAATCTGCGCTTGCGCAGGCGCTTCCGTATTTCTTGGTTCCGAATCAACCGGGATTCCCGGTTTTGTTGCTTCCTTTCCTTTCCTAGCCATGTTCTCTCCATAATATTAAAAATCGCCCCGCCGGAGCGGGGCTATGCTTTAGCCGCTACGCCTGGTCTCCCAAGTCAGCGAACTTATTTCCCCACACGATCATAAAGTGGATCTCGTCATTGTCAGCACCGGCCACAGCAGTACCAAACGTCAATTGCTTGGTTGTTGTGACAGTGTTCGATGAGTAAGAAACACTTTGTGTATCGGTGAAGCCGTTTGTTGTCTCTGCTGATGCGATAGCTGCATCGGCCTCGTTGATGACGATGGAGGCATCCCCATCAGCCATTCCACGCGACCATAGGAACAGGATATTCGAGGCATCTGTCCCGAATTTTGTCTCGTTCCAAGCGATGCAAAAGTCTGGTGTCCCATTAGGAGCATCAGACAAATCAACATTAACAGCAGAACCCGCCGACTGAAAGTGGCCGACGTAGATGTATGGCATATAGTTACCTGAACTCATGTCGTCCTCCTTATGTGTCTAGTGTTGTTTCGAGGTTATGCAAGAAATTGTCGTTCAAGATTCTTGAAACGAAGAACATCTTCCACATTCTGTTACTTTCCCCTCTTGCGTGGGTACTGACCACATTTCTGTGGCGGGGTGACTCTTCATTCACCCTCTTACTCTTTAAAAGTAAGTTCAGACTATCGCTTCCGCTCATGCGGCCCATCCACTTAGTCGTTCAGCGTCCCATTCGGGTTCGCCCCTGTCACCATAGCTCGCGCCGTAGGCTTCCAAGTCAATCAGGTTGGGTTTAAGGTGAGCTGACACTTTACCCACCGTTGCTCTCTGGTCGAGCGGATCGGATGTTCCGCCGGAACCAAACGCTTTGATAATGGTACGTGAACCACCACCAGAAAGTTCAGTCATCGCATAGCTATTTTTTCCGATGATGAAATTATGATACTGCACGGGGCTTTCGCTCGTTGCCTTACCAAGAGTTGACGTAAGCCATCGTACGCGACCTGTTTGTCCCCACTCAGCTTCGTGGACAGTACCTTGAGCACCGTACTGCTCAGGTGGAACATAACCGGCTACAGCGGCGATGTCTTTTGTCATGTCGGTATCGCAAAGACCGAAATATGTTGGAGGAATTGGAACAGTTCCAACACCCGTTGAAGCAGTAATAACTTCGCTCAACATTAACGCATTATTTCCCATCATTGTCTTAACGACGGTGTCAATGTCTGACTTTGTGATCTCTGTTGGTGTGTTACCATTATCTCCGCCAGACGCATTGGTCGAGGAAGCATTAGCAGAAAGAATATCGCGAACGATTTCGTCTACCGTTTCTCCCATTTGCTGACCAAGCAGCTCAACGGATTCTGTGATAACCGCATCTTCCACCGTAAGGTCAACAACGTCAGTGACTTCAAGGAAGTCGCCATACTGTGACACAGTGGCAGTAATGTCAGTAACGGCCAATTGACTTCCGGTGGGTGTGACCCCTTCGGAAATCGGCGTGGTCGCTGTCGACAAGTTAGTGTATCGACGAAACTTGATGGTAGTACCGGCCTTTTTGGGCAGATCCCGGCGCTGTGCAAACAGCGTGTGAATCAGAAATGGCTTCGCACGCATGAGCAGGAGCCGGTCATAATAGGTACCAACAGCACTCGATACTTGAGTCGTTGTGGTTGTACTCATTTAAAACTCCTTAATAAGTCCAATTCCCCGACCTTTTGACTTGTGCAACCTTCGCATTAAACTCTTCGTCTGACATACCGGCATAGTACTCGGCCCTTGAAATCGGCGAACCCCCAGTCATGCTTGTGGACACGCTCCCAGGTTTCTGAGAATTGTCCAAAATCTGCTGCGCGTTCTGCGTCGCTTCTTGTCGTTTTGCCAGCCTATCACGGTATGAAGGCGAGTGTTTCCCAAGGGCATAAGCCAAAAGATTGGGATTGCTACTGGACATGACCGCATCCCCCAGACCAGGGAACTGCTCCTTCAGAGCGGTGAAGTTCTGTTCGTTGACGACATCATTGAAATCAGAGTACCGCGAGAGTACCTGTGTTTCTTGAAGCCGTTGTTGGAACATCGCTTCTTTTTCAGCGAGTGCCCGCTTAAACTCCCCGACCGTCATGAGATCATCCTCGTTTTGGACAGGTTGTTGCGGTTGGTTTGCGCCCTGCTGATATGCCGCATGAAGTTGCTGCATCTGCTGTTGGAGGCGTTCATTCTCCCGTTTAAATTGTGAAAGCTGCTCCCGGGTTGCTGCCCAATTTTTATCTTGGTCAGAAGCCTGGTTTGTTTGAGCATCGCCCTCGTGGGACCCGGCGTCAGCCCCTTCATTCGCCACGTTTGCCATATCTGGATTCATAAAAAATCCCTCCTTTCCGTTTTACGCCCGTTACCCCGGCGGCGGGTTCCCACTCCTCAATGGGTGTGATGACGAGTCACAATACGTCAAGAATTCCAAACAGCGAATCCATGGTCCTGCGCTGAATGGAAACACTCCTTGCAGCCCTCCCCGTCGGAGAAAAGATGCGCATCTTTTACATCCATGGGAAGATCCCACTCGAGAGTGATTGTTCCGGCTCGGTTGTCGACGAGCCATAACTTTGTTCCGATCAATGGAATTGGCGGCTTCCTTGATTGCAGCGTGTATCTTGATCGTAATACACTTGAATGCTGGCCTTCCCAATTCGAATACTTGAGCAGATAATAGCTGTCCTTGTGCGCGTATTTATCAATGATCGCTGAGACGACTTTCTCTTCGCCTTTGCACATTTCCGCACGTAGTTCGCCAAGTTCGTAAACCATTATTTACCCATAACTTTTTGTAGTCCGGCAGCGGTAACATTCCCCTGCTCGACATTGTCTTGTTGAAGATCAACTTGTGCCGCTTGATGGAGATCCACTTCCCTTTGATGCAGGAACTCCATCCACTTCAACTTTTGATCGTCTTCTAGCTGCGCCATTTCCACAAGCGCCTTAACTCTTGAAAGAACAGCATCAGCCTGGTTTTGCTGGCTCTCAGCAATTCGCTCCCGAGCCAAAGCAACATCCGCCCTGCTCCGCGCAAGTCTCTCCACTCCGAGGCCAACATCTGAAACAATCTTTGCCTGAGACAGTTCATTGAGCGTCTGCCGTTGTTGAGCTTCGATCTGAGCTTGTTGAGCAGCAGCGTCTTCTTGTTGTTTAAGTGCTGCATATAATTTGTCCTTGTTTTGGATTGGCATCGATTCGATGAGCAACGAATCCGGTATATTGATCCCGAGTTGCCGCGCCTGGAGCAACTGCATGTAGAAAAGGTTCTTCTGCGCCGGTGTTTCAATTGATTCCTCGACTTGGATATCAAACTTTGTCGTTGATAAATCCTTAAAACGTTCGTGCATCTCTTCCTTGACGACGCGCTCCACCTTTGATTTGTGGAAATTGATCTGCATTATCTGGATCAACTTCTTACCCAACATCTCTTGTGAGTACCGATAGTTGTCGAAGATATCCTGGAGTATGGTGAGCCCTGCACCTTGTCGGACTTTGGCAAGAACCCCCGAGATAGGCATGTTCTCATTTTCCGGCATCCCGAGCAATTCGTTCGTTGCGCCGGCAATTTCCATTAAGTCCTTGTCAAATAGCTCGGTCATCGCCAATAATGTGGTTGGGATCTCCGCGGGCTGTATCTTCTCAACGTCTGTCATCTGTGCGCCTTTTTTGACCCACACCACAGAGTTGTTTCCTGACCGGTAAAGGTCATTGCGGTTTACGACGGAATTTTCCCGAACCTTCCAGCCACTATGCACTGACGAGTCCATGATATCGAGGGCCTTCGACCTGCGTTTGTTGATCTCTGTCTGTGAGTCGCGCAGAGACCGAATGATACCCTGCATCTTCAGCGCATAGGACTGGTCAGAGTTTGTCGCAGCATATTCAGGGTCCCAAAACGTGATAATGGGGATATGTGGGAAGTCATCCATGCCCCACGGATTAGGACCCGAATACATAAGCTGTCTCTCGACGAAGACGTTCAATTCTACCGTCTTCTTCTTACGCTTTAGCAGGTTGAGTTTGCCGGGAAGGCCAAGCAGTCTACGGTCTCTTGGCGACATCGAAAGCAATCTTTGAAGAACTTCTCTTTCACCGTCCCACTCCTGCATCTTTCCGCTTTCCATATCCAACAGTATCTCGATGTCTTTCGAGCGTCGTGTCCAGAACTCGTCAAAACGCAACAGATCTTTTTTCTGCCATTCTCGGCTTGCGGGTATAAAGGGAAACTTGTCGTCGGAACCCGTGGGACGAATCATGTTGATCTCTTCATCACGCCACGGCAGCAACAGTTTCACCGCTTCACGGGACATATGCCGACGTTGAATAATGTATTCGCAGTCCGACAAGTCACGTTTGGTCATTCTTGGATCGAGAAGATATTGGTTGTGAGCCAACCTGTTTAAGGCGATGTCTCCTGACAAGGGGTCATCGTCATAGACCATTGACAACTGCACCAAGTTCATACCGGTTTTCAATGCGCCGGCGAACGCTTCGGACATTGTCATATGCATTCGAGCAATATTCATCTGCCAGATCAGCATTTTTGTATACTGATCCATCAACTTGTCATCTTCTGTGCCTTGGCTGTTGGCAATAAGTGATACACGAGTTCTACGTTCGAAACCCTCTATCATTTTGAGAATACGACGAATCTTGTTGAAGACGAGACGTGCGCGCTTGTTTGCATCGAGATGTTGTTTATCGGCAGCGGACCACTGATCTCCCAGGTAGTACGCCAGATCATCATCCGCCTCAAGAATCCATTCACCCCACGACGCATACGAACGATCGTAAGCCTCGTCATATTCTTGAAGTCGTTCTAATGCCAATAAATCATCATGCGATTCATCGACGCGCAATATTGGATATTGCTCTGTTGCTGCTTGCATACCCCCTCCACGAAGTATACGCTACTGCGCACGTCCTCCTCAGAACGCAACAACTATTTTTTGCGCCTTCCCTGTTTCGGGGTCTTCATAACTTCAATGTACCGATTAAAGTTATATTTCCCCCGCTTCCTCTTAGGGACGCACTTTTTGTTCGGATGTCTTTGGTACTGCCTTCCAACCCATCCGAGCCTGTCGATGTAAAATGCGCGGCCTGTTCCCGTGCACTTCCAACCAACGGTTCCTCTTTGACATAATGGATCTAAATATCCCATGTTTAAAGGGTCACTTGAAACCGGAACCTTTGTTATCCATTGAAAATCATCGTGGAATTTAAAAAAAACTTTTTCTCCGTTGCGTTCTATCGATTCTCGTGTCATTTCAAATTGTTGATGCAATAAATTTTTAGCTTCTTCAATTGATGCGTCATCACATCTATCGAGCCATATGTAGCTGCCCCATTGTTTTGTCTTCGTTGGATAACTCATTCGCCATACACCGTTATGTTTTCAATATAACGCAAAAATTTCTCAATCTTTTCAGTGATCTCATCGTTACTGAAAAATTTGTTCTCTCCACCCGTCGCTATAATGGAACCATCATCGGAATCACCGTTCTTTCGCATCTTAACACCGTGATCGAATGCAATCGAATATCCAGTGCTTTCGCGTGTTATCAATAACTTTTGGATTTCGACTTTAAACTCGCGGCTTTTGTCTTTATAACGTTCCATTATACCCCCGCAACATATCTGTCCCACAAATCATCGGCTTCATTTTCGGACATCCCCCCTCCAAAACCGATATTGTTCTCACATATCGCAAATGTCCTAAAGGCGTCTGCCGGGTCTGATGCCGAGTCGTGCAGTGGACGGCTTGAATAACATTGCAGCTTGTCATTCCAAGTGCGTCTGTAATTCTCCAATCCACGTATCCCGCTAATGCACTTTTTCGCATCGAACCAGCAATATTGCAATATGTTCCGCACTGCATCGATCCCATCTTCGACCGGCATTTTTGGCGCCACTAACACGTTCAATCCAAGAGAGCGCAAGGTGTCGATACGTGCTTTTCCGGTCGTTAATTCCCTGACCTGTATGTCGTGCGGGAACCAGTGTTCCCCATAGATATAACCTAGATCATCTTTTTTGTGTTGCAATATGGAAACATAGTGCGTTAATGGTTCATCGCTGTTCTCATAATAATCAATGATGTGGTATTCGCGATTAACATATTGTATGAACCAAATACACGTCTTGTCGTTGAGACCCAAATCCCAGAACGTATACACCAATTCTGTGTTTGCATGTGGAACATGGGTGATCTGGTTTCTTTCGTATAACTTCCGGAATTGTGTGCTATAAAAGAAGCCCTCGTTGCTGACCAAGAACGCCTCTTCAAAGGTTGTCGGGTATTCTCGGTATATGAACTCGCCTTGTTGTTCGCGCTTCTTTGCGTACCATACCTTTTTGGGATGAGGCAATATGATGTTGCTTGTCATCTCAAGCTTACGGAAATATTCTGCAATCTCGGCATCGAACTCGTATTCCGGAAAATCAAGCTCGTAACCGGGTTGCTCTTGCCACGGAAAGAAATGCAACTTGAAGTCGAGCGGTGTAAGTGGATTGTCGCCTTTCATATTCTTATACGCTTCCATGGCGTAATCAAAGAAATACCCTCCGCGACCCTCAGCGGTAGACTCTATGAAGATGAAGTTGCCGGTCTCAACGGTGTTCAAACTACCGGTGACAATCTCGACAGCCTTCTCGGGATACTTGGCGCATATCTTTCCGAACTCGGAGATGTGCAAGAGTTGACACGTTCCGGAACGCATGGATGTACCGACACGAATCGATGACCCATTGGAGAATGTTAATTGCCGCGCCGAGTCAACGGTGGCGCTTCTGAATTCCTTGAAATCGTGGTCGAGATGTTCGTACGGATATTTGATCTTGGTCTTGAACAGTTCTTCTGCATCGTTGCGCGTGTGACAGATAATACCGGCGCTGACATTCGGAGTAAACAAACATGTGTCCAGAAACAGTAGTGCGATAAACGTGGAATTGTGTGAAACATATCCTTCTGCAATAAATGTCTTTGTGGAAGTCTGAAGATCGACGACCTCCTGTTCCCCAAGATATTCAATTTGTGTTATCGTTGAACAGGGCCCTTTTTTCAATTGAGGCAACTCTTTCCCTTCCCACCAATTTCTATTCAAAAACCTTGATGGTCTTGTAACACCAATAAGCTTCATTATTTCATCGATACGGCTAAGAACGATTTTGTTGACCGGTTTGGAGCCAAACTTTGATTTTCGTTCTGCTTTGTCTATCTCAATTCTATAATTGTACTCTCTTGAGCGGAAGTATCTTTCTACCCTATCAAAAACACCTCCATCAACCTGGCTTATTCCAATATTTCCGCCAAGCCTTCTTGTTGCGAGAGAACCTTCCCCATCAAGCATCCCCCCAATCCATCCGTCCTCAAAATCACCATCATCCCAAGTATCGACAACAACCCTTCTTACTTTATCACCAACACGAAGTTTTTTTTTGTTGTCTGCTTCGATACTTCTCCATTTATAATCTGTCCCTATTTTCCGAGAAAGCCAGCGGTGCTTTCCTGTGCAGACTATGCTTTTTCCATTATCGAATGTTATTCGGTATGCTTTTTCTGATAGAGTCCTCTTTCCCTGGACAATGCTTCGGCGGAGCCTCCGCCCTCTTCTTTTTCCAGGAGAATACTCGTCTGTCGCAACAAGTTCGTCTCCAACATGAATGTCCTTTATTTTCGACCATGTAAAATCAGACCTCAACACTAACGTGTTGGGCCCAAGGCACATACCCAACTGTCGCGCTTTTACAATGATATTCAAATAATGTTTATTGTCATACAATTGCTCTTGCGCCCAGTTCATCTTAAATATTGTATCCTTCGCCTGCTTGTCGACGATGTGATACAAATTGTTAAGCCGCCACCTCGGGCTTTTTATGTCCGACGTTATTTGCATCCGTCTTAGTTTTTTTCTTCGGTTTGTTGATGCGTTTCTTATAGGCAGGCTTGCGAGGATTTTGTAAGAAAATGCGCTTGTAACGCTTGCACTTTTCCGTGTCGATGCACGTTATAGAGTAATACAGATCTGCATCGTTGATATGTAAGTCTGGGTGGTATTTTTTCTTGTGCCGCATGATGTGCTCAAGGGCTTCGGCTTTGCTTTCGAACAGCTTCTTTTCGCCGTAATGTATCTCGTAACTTTTGGTGAATTCGATATCCAGGCAAGTGACATGCCAAAGGTCCATAACACCCTCCCAGTGTTAGAACTATTTATTTGACACTTTAACAACTTCTGGAATATATGCAACAGATTTTTTTACTTGATTGCCCGCAACAACAAGTGTTCGGTGCGCTATTTGGTGGATATCGGTCTCTTGAGGGAGGGGTATTGCGTCGCCTCGTTCGTTGAAATTTTCAGCCAATCTTTCGACGATGTAATTGAATATCTGGCACGGCAAACATTTTTTATCGCCTTCCTTTTTGGCGGGTTCTTTGACTAATTTATCGTATTGCTCTTGAGTCATGTTCTTGATATCTTCACATGCGTCAACGCGTTTCATTTTTGCTGGTTTGATATACATCTCGTAATATTGTTGCCACGAATGCGGCTGTGGTTTCTCCACTGGCTCCATTTTTAGACCTCCGACTAAATTTAGCACTTAAGCTAAATGGGCTTATTTAATTTATAGGGTATAGAACCAGTACTTTTTCACAGTCTTCCTCTACATCCTCTTCGGTATATCCCTGCGCAATATCTTCTGGCGTAAGTTCTTCTAAACAAGTGTAACCACTATATGAGTTTTCCTCTACATAGCCACTTAATTCACATCCATACAAAGGAGAGTACCCATTTCCCTCCGCGTCTTTTTGTAAAATTACACGCCTCTCAGGCTCATTAAAATCCTGTAAATATTTTATAAGCTCTTTAATCTTCATACACAATAATCCTTGCTAATAGCGGGGGTGGGATTTGAACCCACGGTCCTCGGCTTATGAGACCGAGTACTGACCACCAGCCCCGCGATAAAACAATGCCGCCGACAAAGGAAGCCCGGGAAGACCAGATGACGGACAGAAAACTTACCCCGGGACGTTCGCACGCTTACCGCACGATGACACTTGAGACATTACCCTTAGACCCTTGACGTTTTCAACACTTTAGCCATAACGCTTTTTACTTGATCCTTGACAAGGGGGCGACGACACCCCCCTGAAAGCTCGAAATTCAAGGTCTCAGGGGGGCACCATCGCTGTATTCCAAACGGGACTTGAACCCGAAACCTCAACATTACAAGTGTTGTGCTCTAACCAATTTTGAGCTATTGGATTGGTTCCGCTTTCCAGTTTTTGTCTCTTTGCCTCGGCAAATTGCCGGAGGGTGGACTTGAACCACCGGCCTACAGCATAGCCTGTCTACTTAAAGGCGCCGTCTCTCTACCAACTGAGCTACTCCAGCATAATGGTGTTTGTTTTTTTAGCGGTAAACACCCAAAGCCGCCTCACAAACCTCAAGGAGGTTCATATGAATGCAGTATTACTCTAACAAACAATTACTTTTCATTCCAACAAATCTGTAACCGCATTGACAATCTCTAAAGCGGAGTCAATCAATGTCGGCTCCTCTCTCAAGATATTCAACTTCTCGTCACGTTGCACGGGGTCGTAATATCGCCTGATGTTCGTGATGAAATGTTCTCCGGTAGTCGGGTTCTTTACTGCCTGTTGAGCCGGGAGGTTCCTGTCGGTCAAGGATTTCCATATCGTACTCTCAAGCTGCACAAGTTCTCGTCTGCGAGTAATCCACTCGTCTATTGTCTTTTCGACGTATCTTCCTCCGATCTCTATCGGCACGTTCGTCGAGATATTCGTCTTGTGTATGCAGTTCTTCAGCCTGCCCATCTCTTTCACGGTGTCGCAATACATCTGCACCCACTTTTTGACCTGATCTTTTTGATCCGTATACACAGCCTTTTCACAGTCCATGTCCGCACAATGTTCATGCACTTTCGTTTGTAAATCACTTAACTTTCGGTTTAAATACTTTAATTGCTTTAATGCTTCAATAATCTTCATTTTTACCTCTTTATAATTAATCCTCACCGAAACCGTAACCGGAACCGGAACCGGAACCGGAACCGGAACCGTCACCGTAACCGGAACCGGAACCGTCACCGTAACCGGAACCGGAACCGGAACCGCCACCGAAACCGAAACCGTCACCGGAACCGGAACCGAAACCGGAACCGGAACCGGAACCGGAACCGGAACCGGAACCGTAACCGGAACCGAAACCGTAACCGGAACCGTCACCGTAACCGGAACCGAAACCGTCACCGTAACCGTCACCGTAACCGTCACCGTCACCGTCACCGTCACCGGAACCGTCACCGGAACCGTCACCGGAACCGGAACCGTCACCGTCACCGAAACCGAAACCGTCACCGGAACCGGAACCGAAACCGGAACCGGAACCGGAACCGGAACCGGAACCGGAACCGTAACCGGAACCGGAACCGGAACCGGAACCGGAACCGTAACCGTAGACTACTTTTCCCATACTGGAACCTCTGAAATATTCTTGCGAGCTACTTCTGTGCAATTGATTATTTCAATTGCTTCTGTTAGAACTATTTTTTCAACTTCACACGGAAACTTACATTTGTCCGGACTCTTAACCCCTTCCATCGCAAGCTGAGACAAAGAAGATGCACCTTCCCAATACCACAACCTTCTAGCATCTCTTAGAACAACCTTTTTTCCATCGTGTTCTTCAATATATCCCGCAAATACACCAGCAGAATATGTGCGAACAATAACATAGTTCTCGCGCATATCTTGATTCTTCGGAATGTATGTCACCCCATCTACGATAATTTCATTCATCTTTAATCTCCCTTTGATTCTTTAAATGCCAATGTTGCGTCCAATAAAACAACTTTGTTTGCCGGGTCTAGTGACATCTTGCACCCATCTTCCAAGTCAATCGCAAGACCATCACTGACCTTGATAGAGATCTGGTTCAATGGTAGTCTCTCCAAATTCTCGCCATGATTTTCGTATCTGTTTTGTAATACAAAGAATGCTCCTTTTTCAAGGCTATCATAACGGCGGTATAGTGAACCGCGTTCGGCGTCTTCCCATTTGATTTTCTTTAACATGCTTTTTCTCCTTTTGCGGTTAAGCCCAAGTGGGTCTAACAGGTTTGTCATTGCTTTTCTTAGTCTTTCGGCCTTTCCAACTTCTGCCCTCCATGCCGGCGATCCAATCGGGTAATTCGTCGATCTGTCGTATCCCGGAAGCGGGGGTGGTGGCGGATATCTTACCGGTGGCACAGACCAGATAAATTCGTCATTAATCATCTTGCGATACCTCTCCATCTTTCCGAATCTCAGGTTTGGAGTAATCAATCGAGCTGTGCAATTTCCAGTCATCTTCCACCATAAATACGGGGTACCCAAAGTCACGGACATTGCATACCGATTTCTGTTCTCCGCATATACCACAAATGTTGCTGTGGCATGTAACGACACCTGGCTTTCGGTGTCCTATGGACGCGTGCCCACAGTCGAAACATATCCAGTATGGATATTGCCTGTGTGATGGTTTTACTTTTTTCACGTCAATTTTACCTCGTCTATTTCAATCGCATTAGAAAGAATATAATCTTTACCATTGTATTGTGGTTCCAGCAGCTTTAATCCAGATCCACGATAGGTGTGTATCTCGTCCCTTCGACAAAAAATACACTCTCTTTTGTCGACTCCATAAAGTTGGATCAATTTTTGGCCAGAAATAAAATGTAGATCGGCATCCATTTTGGAGTCGACAAAACCCGGAACTACGAGATATTTTTTATTCATTATGGCCACTCACATAAATCTTGTTCATACATACGAAATGCTTGCTTGGCTTCGGTTGTCGTCGGGTACACTTCTGCCTCGATCATCAGCTCGTCGACCCAAAAGATAACCCTGTTATCCTGGAGGGTGATGTGCGTCAACTCGTCAACATTGATAAGACAATTTTTATCTTTTAATGACTTAAAGTACATTCCATTCCTCCGCTGGAGACGGCAATGGCATCCAGTGGGTTGGCTCCAGCCCGTCTCGTTGTGGATCTAGTATGAACCATCTTCCACTTTTCTCAAGATAACCTTGAATTACCTCTGGCTCGTCTTCATAGTATTCGACAGATAAAAGAACATATTCAAGCTCTTTTGGCAATTCGTCTTCAATACGGTGCCACATTAAATTGTCTGCTTCATATTGCCGATGTTTGCGAATTTCGTCTTCATTCATCGTCTACCTCTATGGGTTCAACTTTCGCCTCTAAAAGCTTCTCTTCCTCTTGCATCGCGATAAGATCGCGACCATCGTAATCGGCAAACGCCGCTTCCAACTTGTGCGTAACCGTCGACTCGTGCTTTTGGGTCGGAGGCTCGAAGCCGATATACTGCCCCCAGTTGCGCGTTATCTCCTTTAAGCACTGTACATCTCCCTTCAGCCCAAGCTCCACCATCTTATCCAAACACATCTTGGCAATATGCTTTTTGAGGATTGCCGGGTAATACGCCAAGTCATACTGTTCTATCCATCCCTGGTACGTTGCCTCCGGGACGGGTGTGCCATCGGGTCTTGTAAACCGCGCGGCTCCATCTTTAACAACGCCCTTCGATTCGATGATAGCATTCATCACCTCTTCTTTGGGCGGACGATACTTGATAAAGCGCCCGTTTTTGTCGACCGAATCGCCGGACTCGACCTCTTTGCGAGGCTTAGGCCATTTATATCTCCGACGATGCCACATTGATTGTTTCTCCGAGCACAATTACGTTTAAACCAGCGCCATGCATTAGTTTCGTTTTTGTTTTCATGTTTAATCTTATTAAACGCTTCACGCAATTTCTTTACACGTACTTTTCTCATGTTTACCCCAAATGTGCCGCCCCCTCCCTGGAGTATTGATTTCGTAACCTTTCTTGGAGGCGGCATTCTATGGCATTATCGTATGTTTGTGGTTTCCATGTCAACTCGACGTATATATCAACAAGGGGCTCCGTGCCGGAAATCCACATCTCAATGACTGCCTTTCCGACGGACCATTCCGTCTCAAGCGTCGGGTTCGTCTGTATCGGTGCTTGCACTCGCTTCAGCTTCTTTAATAATTCTGTCTAGCTCGGCTTTGTCTTCGTCTGACAATTCTTCTTCATCGACGATCTGCCATATGGCGTGACCAACCCATTCGATGTCTGCCCATTTCTTGCGGACCCATGCATTACCTTGTCCGGGAATGATGATATATCCCTGGACACCCCAGTTCTTAATCTCGTCAACAATCATCAATGCCGCACCAAAACACTCTATTTCTGGGTTTAACTGGTATATGTCACCGCGTCTTACAACGTGTCCATTGTTGTCGAGAATCGGGTCAAGCTCGTTTCGGTTTACCGGTTCAAGCTCGACTGTCTCTTTATCAATCTTTACTGTACTCATTTTTCTTCCACTCCTTGAAATCTGCTAGGTATTTGCCCCAGTCAATATCGCGATGTTCATCAAGAAATTTGATGGTCGCATCGAGACATTCTCTGGGTTCTTGTGATGCGGCACTGATAGTGACGATTACTTCAGCAAGCGCCTGCAACATCTCGCACGGACTTGCGACGGATTGTAGATCTGACAGACCACTGACGAGGCCGGCTGCAATCTTATTGACTTGAATCCGGTGACGGGTCTTCATCTCCGGTGTTATCTCTAACTTCTTCATCTGTTGACTCCAATTCTTGCTCTTGTTGTTGTGCGGCTTCGAGGTCGGCTTTTTCTTTTTCGGCGTCAATACGCTCTTTTTCTGCTTTCAAAATCCAAAAGATATCAGTGAGACGGTCTATCGTTGCGGACAGATCATCCATGCACGCGTATTCGTCTACCGCGGCACCGGTGTCGATCTCGAAGTTCTCGCCTTCTCCCATGGTGACCGCCCATTGGTCGACCTCGAATTTATTGTCTTTGATTTCTGCTGTTTTGACTGGCTGAAATAGGATTTTCATCATCTCATCTTCGAAGATTGTTGCGTACTCTTCTATTGATGTGA